CACGGCAACACCGATACGACCGTCCGGCAATATCTGACCCATAACTAAAGAGCCGTCGCGCCTGCTCGGTGCCACGTCAAAGGCAAAGATAGTAAGGGGTCCCGGTGACATTTTTAGATCTTTGTCTCCGGCATTTTCTACCGACATATGAGGCCACGGGCTTTGAGTGCTCGAGATCCATTGACATAAGAGCTCTGTTTTAGTTGTCTCTACGGGTTGAGTAGCTACCGCCTCCTCTAAGGCCTCCTCGGTAACGGTATAGCCGAGTGCCGGGTTAGCCATGGCCCACGCATCGCGATCGGTGATAGCTGCAAACTGAGGAGCTGAGTACTCGTAATAGCCAAACGTTTTAGGCGGAAAACTAAGGGCCCTCTCGCGTAGATCATTGAGCACCGTACTAAAGGCATCACCGGCATTAGAGGTAAGCAAGGTTTGAGCATTAGCCCGGGCACGAGTCGTAGGCGTTGCAGCTCTAAAACCCTCCTCGGATATCTCTCGTACCTCATCGATATAGAGCAGGTCCGCCGTACGACCGCGTGAGCCGTCACGGGTCGCAGCTACGACATCAAGGCGAGCGCCGTTTTTCATCTCGATACTCTCGGTACCGTTAGCAAACCGGATCTGTTTAACGGCTTGGCTTAGGCCATCGTTACCCTCGATAGCGTAGGCCACTTGCCTAAAGGTGTCTAAGGCCATCGATCTATTAGAGGACATAATAATTACGTTTTTAGAGTCGAATAAATACAGGTGCGCGAGCATCATCATGCGCGCGAGATGAGTCTTACCCTGTTGCCTTGCACATAAAACTAAATTTGTTTTCCTGATAAACATGCCCTCGTCATCGATAGCGGTCATGTCCCTAATTACAAAATCTTGCCACGGTAAAAGCGGCAGGCCGATCGAGTCTGCAAGCTGCGCTACCTCGTCGCCTCGATTTTTGCCCTCGATGTAGGGACTATGTAGGCGAGGCTCAGTAGCCCCCTTACGGGGCGGTTTCATATTGTCCATACTCCTATCAATCCTGCTCGGGTTGGCCCGTGCACGGACCTGCTAGGACCGTACTAGTGGTCCTCGGGGAGATATTGCTTGGAAAGGCAGGGGGGGTAGAATTCGATGCTAAAAAAACGCCTTGTGAGCGTGAGCCCTTAGCGCTATTGCATCGAGCACAACAGGCGATCATATTCTCAAGGCTTACCGGATCGCCTCCGGACTTGATGCTTTGTATATGGTCCACCGTCGTAGCATCCTGCCCACAATAAGCACACGTGTATCCATCACGAGCTAGGACTACGAGCCTTGCTTTCTTGTACTTTTGACTTACACGTGGATCCTGCCTACCTCGTACCACTAGTACCAGCCCCTTTGATTATGAAAGTGTAAGGCTCTACAAGGTGTTGAGTGTTTATGAGTTATGTACTTAAGGCCTAAGTCTATTTGCTTAAATGGATCTAACTCTTTCATCTTAAGCATCTGAGGTATACCAAACGCAGAGCTCTTAGGGTTATTGGCTCGAGGATCCCATTTACTTTCTCTATTCCATAGGATCTCTAAGCATCTATATTGCTTAGCATTTAATAGTTTTATATGAGCATATAGTTTGTAGTTTTCTTTATCTCTTTGTGTGCTTATAGCTTGTGATGCAGGCATATTGCTAAATAGCAATAGCCCGGCCAAAAGCACCAAACTACGCCTGCGAGCTATCCGCGGTAGCGGCTCGCCTGCGAGTATGGAGCGTAGTCCTCTAGTCAAATATATGTCAATCTTGAGCGTGCGCTTGAGCGTGTCCCACAACCTATTAACACGTGTGGATAACTTATGTGGATAACTCATAGTTTAACCTGCAGACCTAGATAGTGCGTGTAGGCCGGTGGAATAGCCTCTACCATTTCGCCCCATATCATCCAATCGATACCCATAGCTTCGTTAGCTTGATCCATAGTTTTAGCTGTATGTCCACCGCCCGGGATCTCATCACGCATTGAGCCATATATGCCGACGGGTTTACCCTGTTGCTTATGGTGGCAATCTGTACCCTTTAGCTCAAGGTTAGACTCAAAGAGCCGGTGCCTACGTACTTTAAGACCAAACGCCGAGCCGCATACCTGTACCGCATCGATTAACGGTGCACCTTTAACGTTTTCGATTATGTACGGTTTACCGGATGCCACGAGTAATGAGCGCACTTGAGCGAGTAAATCTTTCTTACTCGTGCTTTTACCTTGAGCCTTACGTAGATGCTGAGTAATACTATAAGTCTGACACGGTGGCGAGGCGTGGATGAGGTCGTACTCCTCTAGATCCTCCGGACGTAATTCCATTACATCTCTACGTATGTACTTAAACGGGTAACGCTTACCGTGCTTAATATCAATACCTGTAACCTCAAATCCGGCACGGTGATATCCCATCGAGGCCCCACCTGCACCGCAGAATAGATCTAATACCTTAAACATTGTTTATCTCGGATTTCATAAATAGTACCCAATGAGTAGACATACGTTTGCCTGAGGGATGTCCGCATATTGGTTTTTGATCCGTTAATGTAAGGATCTCTTTTAACAAAATAGAGGTTTCGTTCCACTTAAATACGAGAGTCCCACCGTCTTTTAATACTCTAAAACACTCGGTAAAACCTTGTGCAATATCCTCGCGCCAATTTTGAGAGTCTAATACTCCATATTTTTTTCGCATCCACGATTTTTCGCTTAACTTTAATAAATGAGGAGGATCGAATATAACCATTTGGAAGCTACTATCGGGATAAGGGATATTTCTAAAATCCATAACCTCATCAGGTTTTATATGTATCTTTTGCCCGTTACAAAGCGTATGAGCTTCGTCCTCGCGAATATCGCCAAACAACACGCGATCATCCTGTTTATCGAAATAAAACGCCCTCATACTCGAGGCAGGATCTAATATCTGTCTAGGCATCTTTAACGTCCTCCATCATGACAATACCCATAACACCGCATTTAACGCATTGGAGCGACTTAACGTAAGGCGGCAGGTTATCGGTTACTACGCGCTCTATATGCTCTGTTACTTTGCCACATAAACGGCACTTAGTTTTATACGCCATAATTAGACCTCTTTAGGTATTGCATCTCAAATAGATTAGATCGAGGCACCCAGTAATTATTTTGATACGGGTGTTTGTATTTAGGTTGCTTAGCCATATGTACCGGCATCCATCCGAGTAGCACATAAACCGGGCTCCATCCCGTAACTAATATAGCTACATCGTTAGGCCTACCTTCGCCCCTGTTTTGTAAGATTAAATGCCCGTTAGCGTGTTTGGTCCATTTAACCTCGATGTTAGCGCCTACGTCTGCCTCCTCGTGCGCGTTATCGGTGTTAGCTACCGCCATCTCTGCACCGCAGCCCTCTGCGTGTTGCCATATCAGCTCGTGATAGTTTGTATAAGTCTGCCCGTAATTACTAGCATCCTTAGGATCAGAGTTAAAAGCTATGCCTCGCTCAAGGCCTACACGGTGCGCCGTGATTTCTTGAGCTCTATCGAGAATAACTTTAACTAGGCTCGACACTCTGCACACAACCACGTTACGACCTCTAGGCCTACATCGCGAATAGTTAAACCGCCTGTTTGACTAACCCACTCGCCGCAGTAATCGCACTTATCTACCGGCGTAGCACTTGTCGATCCGTCGTCGTGGACCGTTAAAGCGATCCCGTTTTTTATGTAGGTTATTTCGCCCATAGTAAATAACCCATAACTATTAGTAGAATTACCTCAAATATTAGTATGTAAATGGTTAAACGGTTTTTTGTCATACTTGAGGCTTCCATTTACCATCGGAGCCGAGTACGTGCCAATAAGGGTTACATTGATTAGCCCGGTTTTTCTCCGTGCACTTGTAAGCGGCCCACGGTTTACCCGTTGCCTTAGCGGTACCCTCGGCCCATATCATCGTGCCATGAGGGCACCTCGGAGCAGCAGCTACTAACTCGCCACCTAGCTCTTTACCGATCTCTAATACGGCACTAGCCATAGTTGCCATATCCTCGATCGATGCCTTAGTACTCCACGGATCGGCACTTGCCGGTAAAGTCTCTACCTTTTCCATATCCTGCACCGTAGGCCTAGATGAGTGCTCAAGGCTTGGCGTTAATAGTCCTATGCAACGCCCATAAGCTGAGGTAATTGTGTCCTCTACCATCCACTTACGCATATTTTGCGGATAGGTTGCGACGTTTCCAAAAGCGTAATCTACGGCGCTAGGCACCGTATCCTCATATTCACGATAGGCCTCAGCTCTTACGAGGATCGTGCCTTTTTCGATATCAAAGCTCTCGATATATGCGACTAATCTACCGCTCTTAAACTCAGCTCTAAAGCGCTTAATACGTGCGTTTACGTCCTCGTAGTTATCTAAAAACCCCATTAGATTAGCTCGCTCTCTTTAAGAGCTTTAGCTATTGCACGACCGCGAACAAAGCCCTCGCCGTGTCCGTGCTTATAGCCGATTGAGTAGCCAATTACCATAAACATAAAGCCCATACCGCAGGCTGCCAAACCGATCAATATATCTAAACTATTCATTACTTAGCCCTTTGTTAAGGCCGATTAAGCTACTAACCGAGTAGCCCTCTCAGCGTTTGTAGTATCAGTATGAGGGCTTTTTGTCACAAATCAAAGCGTAGTGTCTCTTGGCGTGTCGCTTTTAGGCTGCTCTTTAGGTTTAGACTTTAAGCCATTACCGGCTAATACGCCGCCGAGTGCACCGGTTAAAAAAATGGCCAAGGTTTGTAACAGTTGTATAAAGTCGCGATCGTTAGGGGCTTGAGCTCCTACAGGCTGAGTAACAAAAACGAGAGCGTATACGGCTCCGCCTGTAATTACAAAAAAGGTTAAAGCTAAAACCGCGCCAATTAAAAAGATCAATCGCGCGTGGATGTCCTCAGGGGTAAGCCGCTTATTATGGTTATTCATCGACAGTAATAAGGTCCTTAGTACAGACTCCCGTAACCTCGCATTGAGGCGGAGTGCACTCAGGCTTTGTCCAGTTTTCGTATTCTTGGCACTCATATCTCACCCATCCATCGTAACCGCACCCCGATAGGAGGATAGTCCCCACTATCGCCCCTATCAGGGCCCGGATCATTTAGAGCCTATGCCGTATTGCTTCTCGCTAGGTTGTACCGCTTTAAGTAGCGGACCTACGAGGCCGGCAATAAAGGCGTTAGCTAATACTTTTGGATCAGTAATACCAGACATGTATAAAGCTGCTACAGATGCGAGCGCGGCACGTGCATAAGATTTAGCAGCTGCCTCTAATTGCTTTTTATTCATTGTGTTCTCCTGTAATGCCCTTTAATTGACTTGATAATACACCGATACGGTTGTAGTACCGCTTGCTACGACACCATATAAAGCTTGATGATCTCCGACGGGTACGGTTAACTTATCTTTGTGATCGATAAGATAACCATTAGCGGTAGTCAGATCAGCCCCTCCTATATATAAATCGTCATTAGTCGCGTGTATTAATGCCGTTTGATCTCCAATACTTTCGGGCACTAAAATAGTTGCCGAGGTAGTTACTGTTACTTGTCTGCTAGTTGGCATCGTCTAATCCTAACTTTGTAATTAATTCTTTTGCTTTAGCCGGAGTTACGTTTACCTCAAAGTGCATATCGTCCGGACGGCTCTTAAAATCGCCGCCCCACTTGAGGCCGTACTTTTTAGCTAATGCCCGGATCATCGGTACCTTTTCAGCCGGGAAAGTGTCGTACTTGCCTAGTGGATGCTTCGTCGCGTTAAGGTCGATAGCCGTACCGCTCGAGTGACACGATAAGCGATCCGTAGATCCTCGCACCATACGAAAAGCGTATCCCCAATCGTCAAAGGTACCCTCATCGATCGGCTCGATCAGCTCGTGAAACTCCGCAGCAAAGGCGGCTAATAGCGGGCCCACGCTACTAGCACACCTGAGCTTACGGTCCGTACCCCGTACAGGGTAGGACTTTATATTGATCTCGGCCGGATCCTTAGAGGCCGGATAACCGTTATAGCTTGTAAGGCTCATCCCAGTAGCGCAGCGATCTCATCGGCTGATAGCCCGAGTTTGTCGAGTACGGCTTGGCGAGCCGCATCTTTAGCGGCCTTTTCTTGCAAAATTGCTTGCAATTCAATTTTATCCAATTCAATTTGTTTTAATTCATCGGCGTTTAATTCTCTTTCGATAATCTCGCCAGTTTGTACGTTATGCTCAATAATCATTTATGCCACCCCGTATAGTTTTAATTCTCCGGCGGTAAACGTCACTACGCCGCCCGTCGTTGTTAATGTAATTGATGATATCGCTGAGGAGCTTGAATAATAGCCTTGAGCCACTCTTTGCCGTTGATTAGTGTTATAAACCGAATACATACCCTCCACCATTTTAGCTCGAGTATCTGTGCTCGTGTAATTATTAATGAATAAAGATCCCATTGATCTAAACGATGTGTCAGTCGTGCAAGCATCGCTGTAGGCAATTCTACTTATAGTGCCACCACCGGTTGCAAATGTCGCACCATAGTAGCCAAAATCAAAAACACTATAATTACTGCCTGTATCTGAGTTAAAACGGATCGCTAAATCTGCGGAGTTATTGTTATACATACCCGTATAAGTTAAGTATAAATGCTTATACGTACTAGGAATAGAGCTTAGAGTTATACTCGTGCCCGATGTCATAGCCGTAGTTGATATAAGGGTATACCCGCCGCTTGATGCAGTAGCCCACTTTAGGCCCGTACTTTCGGCTGAGTCTGCCGTTAAAACTTGGCCATTAGTACCTACCGCTAAACGGCTAAAAGCATCGGCACCAGTACCAGCTACTAAATCACCTTTAGCATCGATAGCCGTAGCCATTGAGTTAGTAATAGTTACCGTCCCTGATGTACCGCCGCCGCTAATACCTACGCCCGCGGTAACGCCCTCGATGTCACCGGTGGCCCCTGAGGCTACCCAAGCTGCACCGTCGTAATACCATAGTGAGTTAGTATCTTTTGTAAAAGCAAACTGTCCCTCAGCCGGTGCGGTAATAGCCGCATCTCGAGCGGTAGTAGTTGCGAATACGTTAATACCCTGCATGAGGTAGCCGTTTACGTCACCGGCGGTTAAAACCTCACCCGTTACAAAGGTCTTAAAACCTTGTCCAGCTGCCATAACCTTGCTCCTTA